ATTGATGACGTGAAAACCTCTTAGCCAACAAACCAAAGTGTCCCGCCTCAAGATTCATGTAGTAGTCATTGGTAAAGGGCGCATCACGCGGTGACGTTCTCGTCGTCCCGTGCTCCTGCCTTCCGGTAGTCGCGCAGGAAAATACAACCAAGCCGCCAACCCTCACCAGGTCAATCATCTTGGTAAATGTCTTGCGCCAGTGCCGGTCATGCTCAAAGCACTCGCACGATATGGCCACATCAAAGTAACCATCAGCGTATGGCAACTCGTGACCCGCGCACACAATGTCAACGCCCTCGCCCTCGCCCAGGTCGCAACCGACATACTCGTCAGAGCTTGAGAAGAACTCACGCACGCTGCCGTTGATGTTCAGTGAGCCAACCTCTAAGACCCGCCCACCCGAAAAAAACTCAGGGAAGTGCGCCTTGACGCCACTGACAAAATCAATTTGTGCTTGGTGACTCATTTGAACCAGACCTCTGCATAGTGTGGCCGGTTCTTTCGCAACCAGGGCATGGCCTGCTGGGTCAATCTCTCACCATCCAAGCCAATGGTCGCGCTGCCAATGTGATGCACATAAGACCGACTCAGGTAATGCTGGAAACCGGCCTGGCGCAAGTCCTCGCAGTGGACATCATCGGAGTACCAGTTCAGCGGAGGAAACTTAAAGCAATCCCACGCATCGCGCCCTATCCACGCAAATATGGGACTAACAACCTCCATCTGCACAATGCAATCCTCATAGGGATACTTGAAGTAGTGCAGCTTCTCGTCAAAGGGATTGGTGCGAACGTTCTGCCCAGGACGCGCCGCATCACAGCGCGCCGACACCCAACCCACTGGATCGGCAGTCTCTTTTTTCAACTGCTGCACGTCCTCCATCAATTCCTTGTAGCTGGTAGGCGTCAAAACAATATCGTCATTGGCCACCACCACGGAATCAAACCCATCGCTCAGTGCTCTGTCTATGATCTGGTTGTAATCTTCACCAAAATTGTGCGGTGAGCCAAATACTTTAAGGTCAGTATCAAAGCCGCCAATCACCGACTGAGGACCGCGCAAGTAAACAGGAACCTCGGGACAATACTCGGCAATGCTCGCAAGCATCACCCGCAAACCCTTGCCGTGTACTGTGGATATGACTATGGGGCAGATCACTTTTTAGGCTTCTTCGCTGTCTTAGCCGCCTGCCTAAAGTCAGCAGCAGAGGGCGCCGCCTTGCTGCCGACCTTGTTCATCTTCTCTTTAGAGCCAGCCGCGATACGCGCTTGCTTGGCGTTAATGTTGGCATAGAGTCCAGGTTTTGCGTTCTTCATATCAATCACCTAAATTAGTATCAACCGATTCAGTGTCCCCATCATTAGGGCCGCCAACAACCCACGCATCGCACGTCCGGCTGGCCGCGCACTTGAAGTCAAATATCTCGCAGTACCCAAGGTCAGCCAAGGCAATCGTCCCCCACGGGTCTGCCTCCATACCGATACCCTTGGCAATACACTCCTTGATGGCATCCTGCACATTGAACGCGGCGCAGTTACCACAGCGGCTCTGCTTGGCGTCAGCAATGCTCACGCTCCAGGTATCGGCCTTTTTCTTCCAGTACGCCGTGTTAGGCAGATCAGGATTCTCAGGGCCATACGCCGCCGTAGTAATCGCCTTGGCGCGGTTCTTCAAGTTCAGAGTCACGTCCTGCGTAGGTAGCGGACACTTCTTGTCTGTCTTAGACATCATCTGCTTCATCGCGCCTTGGTAGCGCGCAGGCACATCACGCATATTCGTGGCCATTACATTCTCCTTGTATACTATAGCAATGAAAACTACATTGCAATCGCTATCATGAAAACTTCAGAATGCTTGTTTTGTAAAAAACAATTCACTCCAAAAAAGAAAACAACAAAATACTGCTGCAGACATTGCCAGACAAAAAACATCGGAATCTTGACTGGCAAGCAAAGAGCTGAAAAACGTAAAAATGGGAAAATTCTTTCATGTTTAATTTGCTCAACATCATTCTATGTCCCTGCATACAGAATTGAAACAGCAAAATTTTGCTCTAGGAAATGCACATCAATTGCCAATCCTCAAAATACGAAAAAAGCTCGACTTGCAAGCCCTCTTATGAAAAGAGCAGGCATTGGATCAATCAAAAAATACATTGTTATCAAAGTTGATGGAAAATATATTAGAGAACATCGCCATGTAATGCAGGTTCATCTTGGTAGAAAATTAGAAACTCACGAACATATTCATCATATCAATGGGGATTCATCTGATAACAGGATTGAAAATTTACAAGTTTTAACAAATTCAGAACATCAAAAGTTAGAACTTAGCTTTTTTTCTTCTGCTTTATTCCAGCAGAACTCAAAGCAATAGCCACCGCCTGGCGTGGATTCTTCACTACTTTGCCGCCTGGTCCAGAGTGCAAGCCTCCGGTCTTAAATTCATGCATCACCTTGCCAACTTTCTTCTGTGCCTTGGTCATCTTCATGATTTCACTCCTAGAAATTAATTACGCCAATTATGCTACGCGGGGTATGTTCCTGCGCAGTGACTGCCCCCACTTATTGCTGGACGCAGAGCCAAACGCACCCGTTATCGCGTCACTTGCAAACGTCAAGCAAAACGCGTCTGCCCTATCGGGACTCGCTAACCCGCGCTTCCTGATCTCGTCCTTACCCTCAATCTGAATCTTTCCGGAACTGGTGAACGAATACCGCACGATGGCGAGTTCACTGACCAAAGCCTCATCTTTAGGCATCTTGCAGTCCCGACCCTCCAGCCAGGCTTTAGCCTTGTGCCACAACTCAGCCTTCAGATTCCGGTAGGTCGCGCCCATCGCTGGACTCTCGGAGACATTGATACCCCGCGCCGGCAGGTTCAGCTCGCGCAGCCGGTCAACCACGCCAGCACCCAAACCAATAGAGTCCACCAGTATCTCGTGCGGACGCTGGCTCGGCATCAGCACCTCATACTCGGAAACAATCGCACCCGTCAGTTGCATTAGGTCCAAATTCTTCCACGTCTTAATCGGCTCGGTCACCGCGTTGCCCTGGCGCTTGCAAAGTGCGCTACGGTCAGAGCCGAACCTGGCCACGTCCAATCCCCACACTAACCTTGCGCTGACGCTTGGCGCCACGTCCCGCTGTGTGGCCATCTCCAATAACTCCATCGGGATAACGGTGTCGTCATCGCTCCTGGGAAACTCACCCAGCACGCGAATGCGGTACGCGTTGCTCTCCTCGCCATACCTAGACTTCATCTCCTCGATGTAAGCCTCCGAGACGCGGGGCGAGTCCGCGCACGAAACCTTCATCGTGATCCAATCACCCGCCAAACGGTTATGTGTGTCAAAGAAGAAACCACTGGACCTTACCGGATTACCTAGTAACAAAGTTACAGCGCTGTGGCCGGACATGGAACCTGCCGCAGCCTCGAACACCTGCTCGGGGATACCGCTGGCCTCGTCTGCCACCAGCATGACGTGCTCGCTGTGTACACCCTGTAACGCTTCCGGCTGCTCGGCCCTGCTGGTCCTGGCGCTGATAAACGCCTCGTTTGGGTACTCCTTAAACTCGATCCGGTCTTGCTTAACCTCCAGCTGGTCTTGCAATGTCGGCGGTAATGCCTTCACCCAGCGCTTTAGCTCCGCGAATAAAGCGTCATACAGCTGCGAGCTGGTCGGCGCCGTGAGCACAATCTTGACGGGAAAGCGTAGGAACGCATACCAAATAATCGCCCAGGCTGCTGCCGTGCTCTTGCCTACGCCATGTCCCGACCGGACGCTGATCCTGCGCTCACCCTTGGCAATGTGCATCAGAAATTCCTTCTGCCAGGGGTCAGGCTCCGTATTGAGCACCTCCTGGACAAAGAGCACAGGGTTGCGGTAGTACTTCTTCGCCCACTCAATAAACGGGTTCTTGGACTGCTCGCCTTGTGCCTCTGTCATCTCGGTGACAGTGGACGCGATAGTTGGCACAGTTTTTATTTTTTTTTTGGCAGAGGGCGGTGTCGGTGACACGGGTAGGGGGGTCGGGGTCATGGCGGCGGTGTCTGTTTAGGTGCAGCAGTTGCCGCCCCCGCCGCCAAAGCAAAGGGGGGGGGTCGCGGCCACTGGAGCCAGCCGGACGGGCCAGTACCCAGCGTACAGTGGTAAGTTATCCACAGGATAGTCACAGGCTAAACAACTTAACATAATGCCCGTCGTATAAAGTAGAGACACTTGAGACATGGTTATCCACAGACCTGCTGGACGTTGTCAGCGTCCTGCACCACCTCGACATGGCGCAGCGCATCGAGGCGCAGGCCGCCAATGGAGATGTTGACCGCGGGACCGCGCTGCTGGGCGTAGACGCCAGGCTTCCAGCGCTCTGCTACCCACTGGCGCGTCTGTATGCGCACTCTAGCCAGGTTGCTCTCCTCCGGCGCCGCCTGGTCAGCGATCTCCAGCGTCTGGCAAGCGAGCACATCTGCTGCACGGGCGCGCGCGCGAGCAATTTTATGCTCGTTATCGGGCATATCGCACCATATTTCCAATGCCCTTCGCCCGATTCCAAGTGCCTCGCATATCCGCGCCGTTGACTTGCCGGCCTCGAACATGGCCACGATCTCCTCGACCTGGAGCGAGTCCAGCACCGCTAGGTCGCTAGTCTTTTTCGGTTGCCCAGCCATTAGAAAGCCCTCCAACGCAAAATAGCGCGCCCAAGCACCATACCCATGCCCAGCCCCACATAATCGCTTCTACGCATCATCTAGCCCCTTTAAAAGCCTTTGTGTCGAACAGTTTCGGCAGCGTGCTCGGTTTGCTCATGTCCAGGTCGTTGACCATGTCATCGAACCCGCTTGGACCACCGACCGCCACCAGCTTGCTCTCTGGCCACAGCCGCTTGATCTCTCCCAGCTGACCGCCTGCCTGCTTGGCTAGGATTATCGCAACCTCTGCCGCCGTCCAGACGTCCCTGTCGGTTGATCCTGGCCACTGCTGGCAGTACAGCGCCTTGGCACGCTCATCGGGCACGATCACGAAAACTGTTCCATCCTCGCGCTGGTGCTCGATCTGCCCCAGGTCTGGAAGTTCGCTAACCCCGTTGTCTGCAGCCCAGGTCTCCATCGCCTGGTACGCCTTGCACATACCCCTGACCGCCTTGTTGAGCTTTTCGTCGTCCCGATCTTCCTGGGCCTGCCAAACCCTCTCCAGTTGCAGCCACACCTTTTCGCGTAGCTCGCTATCCACCAACCAGACCAGCCTATCAATACCCCATTTAGCATCATGGGTATTCTTCCGATTAGCCAGCTCAACCATGACCGCGTTTTTAAACACGTCAAACTTGTCTGCTGGATATGCTGGCATTGCTGGCGGGTTAATCGCCAAAGATTTAAGTTTTTTAGTTGCCACATGGTCCTCCGATTCTGGGCATTGTGCGGAGGAAAAAATGGGAGCGTATATCAAGACATACGCTCTCCCATTTTTCCATTCCCGCCAAATCTATGCCGAAACACTGTTTTTTTCCATTTTTCTTCCATTTTTCTTCCATTTTTCCCATTTTTCCAGTTTTCATATTTCCCCATTTGCATTGACTTCTTCCATTTTTCTTCCATTTTTCCAAACCCAAATCTGCAAGCTATAAAACACCCTAAAAGTCACTATCGTTTTGGTCATCATCGCTGTAAATCACCCACGCATAAGGAGCGAAAACATCTGCCTTTTCAGCGGTTTGTAGGGTTTGAAAGCACCGATCAAAGTCCTTTTTTGCCGTTGTTTCGTCGATCTGGGTAGCATAAAAAGCTGCTCTCCACTGGTCAACGTGAACCGATTTATTGCGTTTTCCAGCACTATCCCGCATCTCTCCATGCTCCTTAATTGCCTTATGCAGTGCGTTCAGAACCAACTTTTGGACACCTCCACGACCTGTCCTTGGCGGCGGAACCTTGGATTTCTTGTGCTGCTGGTCGATGTTTTCCTGCTGCTCCCTGACCGCTAAAGAGACGTTTTCGTCCAGCCCTAATGCGCTTTCCTTGTCCTGGTTAATGTTGATTTGGACCATCTCAAAGCCAAATTTAAGGTTGTCCTGGCCATCCTTTTGCTTACTTATGGTGAGGATTCCTTGGCCAGCGACGCCTTCTTTAAGGTCATCATTGACGAGCTTTTGCAGCTCCAACTGCGTATCCACAGCGCCTAATAGGCTTGAATGACCCCTCAATCCTTTAGTGGCGTCCTTGCCACTATGGTGCAAAACCATCAAAGCGCAGTCCAGTTTGCGCTGTAACCTGCCTGCGTTATGGATGAATGCGCCCATGTCCTGGCTGTCGATCTCGTTGCCGCCGCCGAAGGCTCTGGCAAGGGTATCTATCTGCACCAGGCGCAGCTCTATGCCTGTGCGCTCTATCAGGCTGTCAATTGACTCCATCAACAGGTTGAAGTCATCCGCGCTTGATCTCAGGTTCAACTGGTAGCGTATGA